ATGGGTTGAGATAATCACTCGCGCAAGAACAAAGTTACTGGGTATCCCAACCAAGGCAAAACAACGGATACCAGACTTGGACACAGACGCAATTGGTGTTTTGGATGATATTGTGCGTGAAGCTTTAGAAGACCTTGCTGTTGAAGGGGAATAACGCAGTAAAGCTCAGGAATGCCGCATTTTTGGCGTTTAAACCGCCAAAGAAGATGACTTTGAGCGAATGGGCCGACTCTTATGCGTATTTGAGCGCAGAATCAAGCGCAGAAGGCGGCAGATGGCATACGCTCCCTTATCAGAAGGGAATTATGGATGCGATCACAGATCCAAAGATAGAGCAGATCACTGTGATGAAAAGTGCCCGTGTTGGGTACTCAAAAATCCTGAATCACGTTGCGGCGTTCCATATTCACCAGGATCCATGCCCGATCATGATCGTGCAGCCCACGATTGAGGATGCGCAGGGCTACTCGAAGGAAGAGATTGCTCCAATGTTGCGTGACACGCCTTGCTTGCGTGGTGTTGTGAGCGAGGCGAAGGCAAAGGATGGTGCGAACACAATTTTGCAGAAGCAGTTCCCTGGCGGAAGCTTGAGCCTGGTCGGCGCAAATTCACCACGCGGCTTCAGGAGGGTGAGTCGCCGTGTTGTGTTGTTTGACGAGATTGACGGCTATCCAGCATCAGCTGGCACCGAGGGTGACCAGATCAAGCTTGGAATCCGCCGAACGGAGTATTACTGGAACCGCAAGATCGTGTCGGGCAGTACGCCAACGGTGAAGGATTTCAGCCGTGTGGAGCGCATGTTCCTGCAGGGTGACCAGCGTCGATATTTCGTGCCATGCCCAGACTGCGGTCATATGCAGTATTTGAAGTGGGCAAATATCAAGTGGCGAGATGATGATCCCGATACTGCGAGTTATGCGTGCGAAGGGTGTGGTGTGTGGATCCCTGCGTCGAAAAAGCGTTGGATGGTTGAACGCGGTGAGTGGCGGCCCACCGCGCCAGGGAACGGCAAACATTTGTCGTTCCACATCTGGGCAGCTTACAGCTATAGCCCGAACGCAACTTGGCAGAACCTAGTTGAGGAATTTTTGGATGCAAAGAATGACGCAGAGCAGCTAAAGACGTTCGTCAATACGGTGCTTGGTGAGACGTGGGAGGACGAGTATGCGTCGAAGGTTGGCGCGGATGCTTTGAGTGAACGTGCTGCGATTGAGGAGTACCAGCAGGGCAATGTGCCAAGTGAGGCTTTGCTGTTAACCATTGGTTGCGACGTGCAGGACGATCGCCTTTCGCTGAGTGTTTGGGGATGGGGTCGCGAGGAGCAGGGTTGGTTGATTGACCGGGTGAAGATCTATGGCGACCCGTCTCGTGGCGAGGTTTGGAAGCAGCTAGACGAGATCCTGCAGGCGCCGTATCCGGGAGATGGCGATCGGAAGCTGAAGCCGATGGTGGTGGCGATTGACTCTGGCGGTCACCACACGGCAGAGGTGTATCAGTACGCAAGAGAGCGACAGAGCCTAGGCGTAGTCGCGATTAAGGGCATGTCCACGAAGAACAAGCCGCCGATTGGAAAAGCGAGCAAAGTTGACTTGAATGCAAATGGGAAGACGCTGAAGAAGGGCGCTCAGGTGTTCCCGGTGGGTTCGGACACGATCAAGTCGCTGTTATTTGGCAGGTTGAAGCACAACGACCCTGGTCCGGGTTATTTGCATTTTTATCCAACGGTTGAAAATGATTATTTCGAGGAACTGACGGCGGAGAAGCAAATTATGCGATTCAGGAATGGATTTCCTGAAAGAATCTGGGTCAAAAAAAGCAGCGCAAGAAATGAAGCGTTGGACGAATTGGTTTATGCGTATGCGGCGCTAAATCGCGTGTACCAGATCAAGGATCGCAGGACTCTATGGGACCAGATGGAGAAGCCGCCAGAGGAACGCAAAACACGTCGCAATGCGCAGGTCAAGAAGAGTGGAAGGAGTTTCGTTAATCAGTGGTAAGAGTTAGACTTCGGCATATCAGTTGATAATTCTGTCGATGGCGATCCCACCATCCATAACAAGTGGCGTGGATGCGGTGTGGACTGATGCCGAGACCGTTGATGTTTTTGGCGACGCAGTAACTAGCACCACCCATACGCTTACTTATTACTTTCGCTTGAACACTGCAGGCGAGGGCGTGACTGCCACTGCGGTTGCATATAACAGCGGCTGGAAGACCACGCTGTCAGCTGCAGTGACTGGTGCGATGGATGCCAGTCCTGATTGGTATTTTCAGGCAGTTGCGACAAAGACCAGCGACGGCACGATCCAGGAGTACAGCCGAGGGCAGATTGAAGTCAAGGCTTCACTGGCGTATTCCGGTACGCCTGCTGCATTTGACGGAAGGACGCAAGCTCAGCAAGATCTAGATGCTGTTCAGGCCGCAATTCGCAGTCTGATTAGCGGCGGCGCTGTTTCCGAATATCGAATCGGCAATCGCAACCTTAAGCGATACGACTTGTCTGAACTGATTGAATTGGAATCAAGGCTAAAGTCAGTTGTGGCTAAGGAAAACAAAGCCAAGCTGATCGCTTCTGGTCTTGGCGATCCACATAATCTTTACGTTCGATTCGATCGAGGCTGATGGGACTTCGTACACGATTTCTTAGAAGGCTTGGGTTGCAGCCAATTCCGCAGCAACAGCCTCGTCGGCGCCGCCGCAGCTACGCAGGCGCGATCATTTCGCGACTGACGAATGATTGGATGAGCACTCAGTCGAGTGCTGATGCTGAAATTCGCAACAGTTTGCGTAAGTTGCGTGACCGCAGCCGCGAGATGGTGCGGAACAATCCGTACGCCAAGCAAGCGAAGCGTACGACGCAGATCAATGTTGTCGGCAGCGGCATCAAGCTGCAATCACAGGTGCAGCAGGTCCGTAGCCGTAAGCCAAGCGAGGCGATTAACCGGCTGATCGAAGAAAAGTGGAATCTGTGGACTCGCGCTCAGCACTGTGATGTTGCTGGTCGGCACAGTTTCCACATGATGGAATGGCTGGCGACTGGTGCCTTGCCTGAGTCAGGCGAGGCGTTGTTTCGGATCATTCGTCGCCCATTTGGTGGTAGCCGAGTGCCGTTGGCGCTTGAGATGCTTGAGTCCGACGTTTTGGATGAGGAGTATCAAGGCCCGACGCTTGCGAAGAAGAATGAGTGGCGGATGGGTGTTGAGGTCAATGAATGGGGCCGCCCTGTGCGGTATGCATTCCTGACTCGTCATCCGGGTGATTACTGGTTCCAGAACGCACCACAAAAGGGAGACAAGCATGTATTCCTGCCTGCAGAGGATGTAATTCATCTGTTCTTGCCGGAGCGGCCTCAGCAGCATCGCGGTGTGCCTTGGTTCCATCCTGTGATGGCGGATGCGCATCAGCTGCAGGGCTACGAAGAAGCAGCAGTGATCCGCGCTCGCGCTGGCGCATCGATTATGGGCTTTGTCACGAGCCCTGAGGGTGAGCTTGACGGCGATGACGTTGAAGATGGTCGCCGGATTTCAGAGTTCGAGCCTGGGATGTTCAAGTATCTGGAGCCTGGCCAGAACGTAACGGTTCCAAATATCGACTCGCCTGATCAGCAGTTTGAGATGTTTGTGCGCAATAAAGTGCGCAGGTTTGCAAGTGGCTTTGGGTGTAGCTATGAGACTCTGAGCCGCGACTTCAGCGAGACCAACTACAGCAGCTCAAGGTTGAGCTTGCTTGAGGATCGCGAGCACTGGAAGGTTGTTCAGTCTTACCTGATCGAGCACTTCCACAATCGGGTATTCCGCGAGTGGTTGAACCTTGCGGTGCTAGCCGGTGAGCTGCCGTTTGATGATTACGACACTCGTCCTGAGCGTTATGACTCACCGCGATGGATGGCGCGTGGCTGGGATTGGGTTGATCCGCTGAAGGAAGCGAAGGCTTACCGCGAGATGGAGCAAGCGGGCTACATGACGAAGGCGCAAATTGTCGCGAAATTGGGCGGCGATTTTTACGACAACCTCACCGAGTTCGCGAGAGAGCAACAAACAGCAGCTGAGCTTAATGTTGAGCTTGACAAGGACATCATTGAGCAGCCGCCGGAGGTCATCGAGTAATGTCAGCAATGCCGACAGAAGGGATGCGCGAAGAAGCGCAGCGTTACAGAGACTGGAAGGAAGAGGGGCGTGAAGGTGGCACTGATGTCGCTGCTCGTCGCGCTTCTCAGATCCTGAGCGGTGATGAGCTAAGTGATGAGACCATTGTGACCATGAGCGCATGGTTTGCTCGTCATGAAGTTGACAAGCAGGCCGAAGGGTTCAGTCCTGGAGAGGAGGGTTACCCATCTCCAGGCCGCGTGGCATGGGCCGCATGGGGCGGCGATGCAGGTAAGACTTGGTCTGATCGACTTGTTGAGGCTATGGATCGTTCAATTGAAACCGAGCAAAGGGCAGAGCCTGATGCTTTGAGTGTTGGTGATTTTGTCAGCTGGGATAGCTCTGGTGGTCGTGCTCGCGGAAAGATTGAGCGAATTGAGCGCGATGGTTCAATTAACGTGCCTGATTCTGAGTTCACTGTTAATGGAACCGAGGAAGATCCTGCGGCCTTGATTCAGGTTTATCGCGAGGGTGATGATGGCTGGGAAGCTACCGAGACTAAAGTAGGACATCGATTTAGTACACTGACAAAGATCGAAGCATTACGCGCAATGGAAGTTGATTCTGAAGCGCCAGAAGTTGTCGCAGAGGAAGAATCCAAAAAGGATTTGACTCGCGAAATTGAAGGCACAAAGTTCCAGCGTGTTGAATCCACAAGTTTCAACATGCTTGATGAGCGGAGCATGGAGTTTCCATTTAGCTCCGAGTATCCCGTGGCTCGCTATTTCGGGAACGAAGTCTTGAGTCATGAGATGGAGTCCGCGAATCTTTCGCGGCTCAACGATGGCGCACCGCTGTTGTTTAACCATGATCCAGATCGCATGATCGGCGTTGTCGAGCGTGCATGGATCGATGGTGAGAAGAAACGCGGCTACGCAAAAGTGCGTTTTTCGCGCAATAAATTTGCGCAAGAAGTGCTTGAGGACGTTCGCGACGGAATCCTTCGCGGCGTTTCTTTCGGTTACTCCATCGATAAGATGGAGGAGCGTAATAATGATTTCGTAGCGACCAATTGGTCGCCTTACGAGGTCTCGCTGGCCGTTATTCCGGCTGACCCTACCGTCGGGGTTGGGCGTTCTTTAGAGGACACCAATTCTGAACCTGCGGCTTCAACCGCATCTCCTGAAAACACTGTGACTGAACCTGTCATGGACAACACTCCTGACCTGGAGGTGATCCGGTCCGAGGCCGTAGAGGCCGAGCGCACCCGGACTGCTTCTATCTCCAAGCTGGGCGAGCGTCATGCTCTGCCTGAGCTGGCACGCGAACTGATCGACGGCGGCAAGTCTGTCGATGAGGCTCGTGCTGCATTCCTCGAAAAAATCGGCACCCAACCCGTGGAACACAGCATCACCGCCAACGACCTTGGCTTGACCGAAAAGGAGACTCGCTCCTTCAGCTTCGTTAAAGCTCTGAACTTCCTCTCTAACCAGGGTGATGCTCAGGCTCGTCGCGACGCTGCCTTTGAAATTGAAGTCGGCAAGGCTGCTGCCAAGAAGTACGAGCGTTCTTCTAACGGCATCGTTATTCCCAATGAAGTCCTTCGTCGTGACCTCGTCGTTGGCACTCCTACCGCTGGCGGTGATCTGGTTGATGACGTGCTGCTGGCTGGCAGCTTCATCGATCTGCTCCGCAACCGTCTGGCAATCGCCCAAGCTGGCGTAACCATGCTGACCGGCCTGCAGGGCAACATCAGTGTGCCGAGACAAACTTCCGCTTCGACCGCGTACTGGGTTGGCGAAAATTCTTCCCCGACCGAAAGCCAACAGGCGATCGACCAGGTGAATATGACGCCCAAGACCGTGGGTGCTTTTGTCGACTACTCCCGTCGTCTTCTGCTTCAAAGCAGCATTGACGTTGAGGGTATGGTCCGCGACGACCTGGCTCGCGTGATTGCACTGGAAATCGACCGCGCTGCTATCTACGGCACCGGCTCCTCCAACCAGCCTCTTGGTCTGACCAACGTGAGCGGCATTGGCTCCGAGACCCTGACCGGAACCGGCACCTTCACCGAGTTCATTGCGATGGAGACCGACGTTGCTGCAGCTAACGCTGACGCTGGCGCTCTGCGTTACATCGTGAACGCAACCACCCGTGGTGGCCTGAAGGGCACCAAGAAGGATGCCGGTAGTGGCGAATTCGTGTTCGCTGATGGTGAGATCAACGGCTATCCCGCGATCGTTTCCAACCAACTGGCCAACAACGATGCGTTGTTCGGTGACTTCTCCATGTTCGTCATGGGTATGTGGTCTGGCCTAGACCTGACTGTGGATCCTTACGCTGGCGCCACTGCTGGCACCGTTCGCGTGATTGCACTCCAGGATGTTGACTTTGCCGTCAAGCAGCCTGGTGCATTCTGCTTCGCCACCTGATTCTTATGAGACTTGAGATCACACGCAATGTGATGATCAACGGGGAGCCTGTGAAAGCAGGCTCTTTTGTTGAAGTCGAGCTAGGCATTGCGAATTTGCTGATTGGCAGTGGCAAGGCAAAGGTTGCTCCAAAGGAGGAGCCGAAGCCGCAGCCGAAGCTGGAGATCCAGCAGAAGCCTGTCAATTCAGAACTTAAGCCTGCTACTCGACGCGGGCGACCGAAAACCAACTCTGGTGAAGACTGATGGCAATTCTTTCTGTGGGGCTTGAAAAGCTCTCCCATTTTGCTCTGGCTCCTACTGCAGAGCGGACCACTGATCTCGATGGCACCGCTGTTGACCTTGTTGACTATGAGGGCGACATCGTTGTGATTCTCGACGTTGAGAATGGTGGAACGTCAACTCTTGACGTGAAGATTCAGTCTGCGGACACCTCTGGTGGCACGTATTCTGATGTTTCTGGTGCTGCTTTCACTCAGGTGAGCACCAGCGCTAGCAAGCAGACCTTGGTTTTTGCCAAGGGTGACGCTAAGCGCTACATCAAGGCTGTTTCGACCACTTCTACTTCAACTCACACCTATAGCGTCAACGCTTTTGGTGCTTTGAAGTACGCCTGACGGTGACGAGCAGCCTCCGGCGCCGAAATGGCAATGGAGGCTGCTTTTGTTATGATCATTTCAATAGGTGCAAGAAAATGCCATTCGGATACGACAGCAGTTTTGATACTGCAACGCTAGGCGCCTTGACCGCGCCAGGGGTTACGGACGCGCAGAAAAGCACAGGAGCTTATCTGAGCTTTCAAGTAACAGTGTCCGACATTGGCACTAATGTTGTAATCAGGCTAGAAGGCAGCCTCGATGACGTTAATTATTTTAATCTTTCTACTGGCAGCGTTGATTATACTTTAACCGCTAATGGAACATATGGATATGTTTTATTTGCGCCAGTTCAATACATTCGTGTTCGACTGGTAAGTTTTTCGGGAGGCACGCCTTCTGTTTCCACCGTTCTTGGAACTGTCTAGGTAAAAGCTATGGAAGTTCTTACTCCTATTGTTCTAGCTGGCGGCGGCACCGGCGGCGGCGGCACTCCAGGCGGTAGCGACACTCAGGTTCAATTCAACGACGGTGGAGCGTTCGGCGGCGACGCAGGTCTCACCTATGACGCCACCAATGGTTCGCTGAGTGTTGGCGGTAAGACGATTACCACCGATGAGCCTGTAGTGGACCTGAGCCAGACGTGGAACAACGCATCGACTACGTTCACTGGGCTGAAGCTGAATGTAACGAATACTGCGAGTGCCAGTGGTAGCAAGCTGCTGGATTTGCAGGTGGGTGGGACGAGTCAGGTTTATGCTTTCGACTACGGAAGTCAAGTTGGACTTGTTTTTGACAATGACACTTCGAACGGTTTTGTCGGAGTGACATTAAACCAATTCACTTTTGGATCCAGAGTTTCTTCACTATTTAGCGTAGGCAGACGCTTTTCAGCTGATGACGCCATATTAAAGGCATCTGCTGCTGGAGGATTCGGATGGTCCTATGTAGCGGGTTCACAAAACACTGCGGACCTGAAACTACTCCGCGACGCCGCAGGCACCCTCGCACAACGCAACGGCACTAACGCCCAAACCTACAGGCTCTATAACACCTACACCGACGCCTCGAACTACGAGCGTGGTTTCCTCCAGTGGAACAGCAACGTTCTTGAGATCGGTTCCGAAGGTGCTGGCACTGGTTCCGAGCAACCTGTTCGCATCACAGCAGCAACACTAAAGCTGCCCAACCTGCCCACCTACGCCGACAACACTGCTGCCACCACTGGTGGTCTAGTTGCTGGTGACGTTTACAAAACCGCCACTGGCGAACTTCGTATCACCGTTTGACGATCATGGACACTCTTTCTCTCACACTGACCAACACCCGCGTTATTGACGGGCTCATCTTTGCCGCCAATTCTGCTGGCATGACACCTGAAGCCTTTGCTGAGTCTGTACTTACAGGCGAAGGTCAACGATTTGCTGATGGTGCCAGGATCGGCATTATCACTGGTGCGGCATTTATCGCACGTTTTACACCGACCGAGTACGGCAACATTCTTGCTGCTTCTGCACCTCCGGTGGATGCCACACCTGAGCAGGAAGCCAATGCTGCTGCAGTGGCTGGTCTCATCGCTGAACTGACCGCTTCTAGTGATGTTGCACTGAATAACCCACAAGTTGAAACTGGCCTGACGCTGCTGGTGAGCTTGGGTCTACTAGATGCTGCACGTCCGGCTGAGATCCTGAGCTATGACCGCCCCACGCCACAGGTGTAGGACACTACGACTGGAGGTGAGGCATGAACCTTGTACGGCAGGAGCCAATTAGACCATCGCCGCTAATCCCTAACCCACCATGGCATTCACCGAAGACCTAAGCGTATTCCTGAGCACTGCTGATTTTGCAGTTGAGGTGACTGCTGGTGCGGTGTCTGGCTTAGGCATCTTGGATATGCCGTCAGAGATTATCGCTGATGGTGTGGTGCTGACGACTGATTACAAGCTGACGTGCGAAGCCTCAAAATTTGGCAGCTTGCTGCATAGCGACTCTATTGTGGTTGGCGGCGTTAATTACACTGTCAGAAGCGCGTCACTCGTCGATGACGGTGCTTTTTGCGAGATCATGCTGATGAAGGTCTGATGGTTGTCGAAATTGGCTACTTCGCGGACAACTCCAAGAACATTCATTTCTGGGATCCGCTTACAGCCGACGGTGCAACTCCTTCGGTAAAAGTTGCTGGAGTTAATTTTACATTCTGCGACAAAATTACAGGCTCGAACATTACAGTCGTGCATCAAGGCTCTTTCAACGATTCCGACTGGTTTGACTTGGAATCCCACTCTCATGCGGGGAGCGGGGTTGATCGCCATACGTATTCAAACACTCCAGTTCTTTACGTTAGAAGTGCCGCCTCCGGCATTGGCGGCGGAGAATCGTACACCGGCTCTGTGATGTGTGACTGATGGCCACTAAACGCGAACAAATCCTGGCCCAGATCGCGTCAACGCTGGCTAGTACGGCTGGTGTCAACGGGAGGGTGTATCGGTCGAGGGCCACTGCTATCGCCCGAGCGGAATCCCCTGCAATTATTGTTGAGCCTGTCATTGATACATGCCAACAAGTAACCAGCCTCCCCAAGCTTGACTGGACGTTGAGGGTGCGGATTGTAGTTACGATTCGCTCAGCAAATGCATATACGGATGCTGATTCTGTCATTGAGTCGATGCATTCAAAGCTCATGGCAGACCTCACCCTTGGCGGCCTTGCGGTTGATGTTCAGCCAAGCATCACCAACTTTGACTTTTTTGATGCCGACCAACCAGCCGGTGTTTTTACGTCTGAATACGAAGTGCTTTATAGGACATCGGTTGCTGACTTGACGACTGAGTAAGGTTTAGCAAGAGGCAAGGATTACGATGAAAGACGAGTACAGCGGTCAAGGTGGGTCGTATCTTCTCGATCCAGAAACCGGAAAACGCACTCTGATCAAGCGCACACTTCCCGCCGAACCCCAGCAAAACGATG